CACTTATTCTTGACACCCCTAATGGTAAGATTGTGAAAGGTCTCTTAGATGGTGGAGTTAAGCTAGGTGTTTCAACTCGTGGTATGGGAACTCTTGAGCAAAAAGGTGGAGTGAATATGGTCGGTAAAGACTTTATTCTTAACACTGTGGATATCGTACAGGACCCATCTGCACCATCAGCTTTCGTTAATGGGATTATGGAAGGTGTAGAGTGGATTTGGAATAACGGTGTCTTGGAAGCCCAAGAACTTGAAAGAATTGAGACTGAAATTCGAAATGCTTCTAGGTCCGATCGCTCTGCGGTTGAGATTCGGGAGTTTAAAAATTTCCTCTCTAAGATTAATCTTTAATAGGAGATAGACATGTCCGAACAGGAAATGTATGAAGACATTGAATCTGTTGAAGAAGTTGTTGAGGAAGAAACTCAAGAAGAATCTGAGACTGATGAAGTGTCTGAAGCAAAAGCTGCTGCACCTGAAGTAGATGGTGCAAAAGCTGCTGAAGACGATGCTGCTAAGATTAAAGCATCGGCTCCAGGTCAAGCTAAAGTCCCAGGCGGTGTTGCCAATAAAGGCGAAAAAATGCCAAAGACTAAAGCTGGTATGATCAATGCAATGTATGAAAAAATGAGTGGCATGAAAAAAGATGCTCTCATGGCTGCATACGGCAAAATGATGGAAGATGTTGATCTTGACACTGTAGATGTAGAAGATGCTGCACCTGCTATTCATGAAAAAGCAGAAGCTGTAACTGTTGATGTTACTGCTGACATGAATGCACTTGCAGAATCCGAAGCAACTCTTTCTGAAGATTTTAAGTCTAAGGCTGCTATCATTATGGAAGCTGCTGTTAAGTCTAAAGTATCTGAAGAAGTGTCTCGCATTGAATCTGAACTTCAAGAAGAATTTGACGAAGAACTCAAAACCACCCGTGAGGAAATGGTTGAGTCCATCGACGGTTACCTGAACTACGTTGTAGAGAAGTTCATGGAAGAAAACAAGCTGGCAATCGAAAACGGTCTCCGTGCTGAAATTGCTGAAGACTTCATGAAAGGCCTTAAGAACCTCTTCACTGAAGCTTATGTTGATGTTCCAGAATCTAAGGTTGACTTGGTTGATGAACTTTCTGAGCAAGTTCGTGAACTTGAAGACAAACTCAACGAAACCACTCAGTCTGCTATTCGTCAAAGCGCTGAACTGGAAGAACTCATGCGTGATGCTATCATCCGTGAGCATTCCCGTGACCTCGCTGAAACGCAAGTAGAAAAGTTGAAAGCCCTGGCTGAAGATATTGATTTCGAAGATGCTGATACTTTCGCACAGAAAGTTGAAACAATCAAAGAATCTTACTTCACCAAGAAAAAAGTAACCGTTGCTGAAGAACAAGTTGATGAGTCTGCTGATGCAGAGGAAATCTCTCCAGAAATGGCTATGTTCGTCCAGCACCTCAGACAAACACACGTACCAAAATAAAGAAAGGTGTACAATAAATGACTCCTACTGTATCTTACGATAAACTCGTACAAAAGTGGGCACCAGTACTGAACGAAGAAACTGCTGGTCCTATTTCCGATCATTACCGTAAGCAGGTAACTGCTGCGATTCTGGAAAACCAAGTAACTGCTATGCGTGAAGAAGCTTCCCAAGGCTCCTTCGGCATGATCAATGAGTATGGCACAGAAGCAGGTAACGTTGATAAGTTCGACCCTGTACTGATCAGCCTTGTTCGTCGTGCTATGCCAAACCTGATTGCATATGACGTTGCTGGTGTACAGCCAATGACTGGTCCTACTGGCCTCATCTTTGCGATGAAGTCCAAGTACAAGACTACTCGTGGTGGTGCAACTGCTGACTCTGAAGCACTCGGCATCAAAGAGCCATACACTGGCTTCTCTGGTGACTCTGGCTTCCCTGGCTCTCCAGACTCCTCTGCTGATCCTGCTGGTCTGTCCTCGGCTAACTTCGATGACGATTCCACTGGTGGCGACAAGCGTGCTACAAACCTTGCTGGTGGTGGCATGACCACTGCTGAAGGTGAAGACCTTGGCACAACTGGCAATGCTGCATTTGCTGAGATGGGCTTTACCATCGAAAAGCAGACTGTAACTGCTAAGACTCGTGCGCTGAAGGCTGAGTACACCATGGAACTGGCTCAAGACCTGAAGGCAATCCATGGTCTGGAAGCTGAAACTGAGCTGGCTAACATTCTGTCTGGTGAAATCCTTGCAGAAATTAACCGTGAAGTTATCAGAACCATCAACTCGCAAGCTAAGAACGGTGGCGCACTGACTGCTGCTGGTACTGCTTCCGCTGACTTTGACCTGAACACAGATGCTGACGGTCGTTGGTCTGTTGAGAAGTTCAAGGGTCTGATCTTCCAGCTTGATCGTGATGCAAACACGATTGCTAAAGAAACTCGCCGTGGTCGTGGTAACTTTGTTATCTGTTCCTCGGATGTAGCTTCTGCTATGGCTGCTGCTGGTATGCTGGACTACGCTCCTGCAATCTCCGCTAATCTGAACGTTGATGACACAGGCAACACATTTGCTGGTGTACTGAACGGTAAGATCAAAGTATACATTGACCCATATGCGACAACTGACTATGTAACTGTTGGTTACAAAGGCACAAACGCATATGACGCTGGTGTATTCTACTGTCCATACGTGCCGCTGACTATGGTACGTGCGGTTGGTGAAGATACCTTCCAGCCAAAGATTGGCTTCAAGACTCGTTACGGCATGGCTGCTAACCCATTCGTTGATGGTGCTATCAGCAACAATGGCCTTGGTAACGTTAAGTCCAACCAGTACTACAGAATCTTTAGAGTTGCTAACATTCTCTAATCTTTGAAGATTACTGTATAACAATAAAAGTGTTATAAATACTAGGGTAGATCGAAAGGTCTACCCTTTCTTTTTGGGAGAAATTAATGCCACTTACTGACAATATTAATTACTTACAGCCAACTGGATTTAAAGTTGTTATTGACAGAGAGAATTATCCTAACTTGGAATTCTTTGCACAGTCAGTAAGTCACCCAGATGCAAATCTTGGTGCGCCTGCAATGCCGTTTAAAAGAATTGATAATGTAGCATTTCCTGGTGATACAATTTCATATTCTGAGCTTTCTGTTTCTTTTATTCTTGATGAAGATATCAAGTCATATACAGAAATCTATGAATGGTTAGAACGATTAGTAAATGATGAACATATCAATGAAGGTCCAAGATCAAGTAGAAACAATCCAAAAATACCAAGTCAAGCAGATATTTCTGTTTCTATTTTGAGCAGTCACAGTAATCAAACAAAAAGAATTCTTTACAAAGGCTGTACACCAACTTCTTTGAGTGGACTAGAATTAACTGCTATTGCATCTAGTGTAGAATACTTAACCTTTAATGTTACTTTTGCATTTACAGGCTTTGAATTTAAAGAATAATATGTTATAATATATGCAGTTTAAACCTGCAAGGATTTGATGATGAAACTTGACCTGAATAGCATTCTAAAGATGTGGCAAGATGACTGTGAGATTAGCGAATTTAATCTAGATGAAGCATCTAGACAGACGCCATCTCTACATGCCAAATATCTTGAATTAAGATCACTCACAAAAGTTAAACTTGTAGCAGCCGAGAATGAGCAGAAGATTCTTCTCAAAGCAAAATGGCTTTACTACAACGGTAAAATGACCGAAGAAGATATCAGAGAAAAAGGCTGGGAGTTTGATCCCTTTAAAGGACTAAAAGTTCTAAAAGGTGAGATGAATTATTACTACGATGCTGATACAGATATTCAGAAGTCTGAAGAAAGAATTCAGTATTTTAAAACTGTACTAGATACATTGGATGAAATTATTAATAACTTGAAATGGCGACACTCTACAATCAAAAACATGATTGATTGGCGTCGTTTTGAGGCTGGCGGCTAGATGAGTAATTTCACATTTGAATTTTACAATTTTAAGACCGACCTTGAAAAGTTTAAATTTAAGTTTGATGGATACGAAAAATTATCATCATGTTATGGAGAAAGTGCCCAAGATTTATTTGTTATTACTGTTTTAAAAGGAAAGACTGATGGAAACTATCTAGAATTGGGTAGTCGTGAGCCAATACAACAAAGTAATACATATATGCTTGAAAGAGATTTTGATTGGAAAGGCATTAGCTTTGATATTGATGAGACGTATTTTAAAAAATTTAACAAAGTTAGAAAAAATAAAACATATTTACAAGACGCTACAACAATAAAATTTGATAAGTTTAACATTACACATTTTGATTATATTAGTTTAGATATTGATTGCCCAGATAATGCATTTTTAGCTTTGACGAATATACTTAAACAAAACATAACATTTTCAGTTCTTACATTCGAACATGATGCACACAAGGGACAAACTGGAATTAAAGTAAGAGAGAAAGTAAAAGAACTACTAAGTAAAATAAATTGTAAAAGAATAGTCAAAGGTGGATTGACAACTAAAGTTGATCATGAAGACTGGTTTGTTAATTCTAAGTATGTTGATATAAATTGGGCATATAAATTAGAATATGATCTGAATTGGCTAGTTGATATAAGAAGATCGAGTGGTGTTAAACATTTTTTCTATTATTAAAAAGTAAAAGGTGAGGCATATGGCATTATTTGTAGATGAGGACTTTGTTTCTCATGCGGGTTTGAGTTTATCATGGAAAATTGAAATGGATGCACTTTATGAGAGTGATTGGCGCTGTCTCGCAAAGATGATTCTTGAATATGAGAAACGTCCATTTCGCAAAGCAGTGGGTATCCCTAGAGGCGGTAAACGTCTTGGTGATATTCTAAATGAATCTGCAACAAATAATCCAGATGATCCTGTTTTGATTGTTGATGATGTATATACGACTGGAACAAGTTTCAGAGATTTTATTGAAGAAAATTATGCAGACGATAATGTCATTTGCTGGACTGTGTTCGCTCGAAATAAAATTTACAAACGACATATCAACGCACTGTTTCAAATGCCACCTAAGCCTGAATAATGTCTGACTTAGTAGTTAAGCAAAAAAACTATTCTGCGTTACAAATTGAATGCGAGCCTCATGTTGCAAGTGAATTGACTGACTTCTTTTCATTTGAAACACCAGGCTACAAATACATGCCTGCCTATAAGAATGGTAGATGGGACGGGAAAACACGTCTATTTAATTCTAGAAACAATGAACTGCCTGTAGGTCTTTGGGAATACTTGCAAGATTTTGTATCTCCTCGCAACTACACTATTGGTGTAGAAAGAGATGATGTTTATGGGACACCCGATTCTAAACTCGCTGTTAGGCCTTTAGATGTCTATAAGTTTATTCAGAAACTGAACTTGCCTTTTGAAGTAAGAGAATATCAGTTTGATGCTATTTGTCAAGCCCTACAGTCTAGACGAATTATCTTATTATCACCTACAGGCTCTGGTAAGTCTTTGATCATTTATGTTCTGATGATGTGGTATCTAGAACACTATGACAAACGTTTGCTCATTGTTGTTCCTACACTCTCTCTTGTGCAACAGATGTTCTCTGACTTTGATGAATATGGTCTTGATGCGGATGCAGTTTGTCACCGTATCTATTCTGGTATGCCTAAGAATGATATTCCACAAAGAGTTTTCATTTCTACATGGCAGTCAATTTATAAACTGCCTAGTACTTGGTTTGAACAGTTTGGATGCGTCTTTGGTGATGAAGTGCATGGCTTCAAAGCAAAGTCTCTCAGTGGTATTATGAATAAATCTAGAGAAGCTGAATTTAGATTTGGTCTGACAGGCACACTAGATGGAACACAGTGCCATAAACTTGTATTAGAAGGTCTTTTTGGTAGAGTATATAAAGTTACAACTACCAAAAAGTTAATGGACGCAGATACACTTGCAGAGCTTAAAATTAATATTCTCAGACTGCGGTATCCAAGAGAAGTCTGTAGAGACATTATAAATAGTAAGGATTACCATTATGAAATTGACTACATTGTAGGAAATATTAAGCGTAATCGACTGATCAAAAACTTGGCTGTAGCGCAAGAGGGCAATACACTGGTTTTGTTTCAGTATGTTGAAAAGCATGGCAAAATACTTTTTGATTTGATCAAGAACAAAGTGGATGAGAATAGAAAGGTATTTTATGTCTCTGGCGAAGTTGATGCTGAACTAAGAGAAGAAATCAGAAAGATCGTTGAAAAAGAAGAAAACGCTATTATTGTTGCTTCGCTGGGCACTTTTTCAACAGGTGTAAATATTAAAAATCTACACAACATCATCTTTGCATCACCATCAAAGTCTCAAGTAAAAGTTTTACAGAGTATCGGAAGAGGATTAAGAAAATCAGAAAACGGCAAGCACACTACATTGTATGATATAGCTGATGATATGCATGTGGATAAAAAGAAGAATTATACTTTACTTCATGCACTTGAACGAATGAAAATTTATAAAAGAGAAAAATTCGATTACAAAATTCATGAGGTAAAGCTATGAATAACAACGAAATTAAAGTTATTAAATTTGTCAGTGGAGAAGAAATTGTTGCTCGTATTCAACTAAGCGAGCCCGATAGTGTTGTGAGCTTGTCAAGTCCGTATGTTGTGCAGTTAAGTGAAGAAGGACTAGCTTTGTTTCCTTGGATTCTAGCAGCGGATTATTCTGAGCATGTCAATGTATCTGCTATTTCAATTGTTTCTATCGCTAATCCAAAAGAAAAGATTATTGAAGGTTATAATAATGTGGTGAGAACTGATGCTGTCGAAGAAAGCGCAAAAGACTTTGAAGATGAATTGTATGAATCTATGAATATGACTCTCCATTGATTGATATATTCTACCCCCGCACAGAAGAACTGTATTATATACATAAAAATAAACTTTGTCAACTAAATAAATGTATTGACTTTTACATCTCTTTTTAATATAATATGTGATACTTTAAAAAACTTAAAGGCATTGTAATGGCACGAAAACCAAAAGACTATATCAATAATAAAATGTTCTCAGAAGCTGTTTTTGAATATGTTAAACAGTGTGATGAATATAGAAAAAATAATAAAGATACTCCTATGGTAACTGATTACATTGCCTTAGGGTTCAAACAGATTGCTGAGGGTTTGGCTCGCAAGCCAAACTTCATTGGTTATTCATATCGTGAAGAGATGATTATGGATGCTATTGAGAATTGCCTGAAAGCAATTAAAAATTATAACATTGAAGCTGCTACACGTTCTGGTAATCCAAATGCATTTGCATATTTTACTCAGATAAGTTACTATGCTTTTTTGAGACGTATTGCAAAGGAAAAGAAGCAGCAAGATATTAAAGAAAAGTATGTGGATGTTACATATTCACAAGACTTGTACACTGATCATGTATATGCTGGCGCAGAGATGGGTCATATTACACATGCTGCTATTGAAACTATGCGCCGAAAGTTAACTGAAAATGAAGAGTTGACAGATGATGAATGGATTGATATAGAAACAGACTTACCAAAACGTAGAGTCAAGAAGAGTAATGATTCAGACTTATTGGAGTTTTTATGAAGAGATATTCACTTAAAGGATTTATTGAGGTAGTTGAAAGAGCAGATATTGTCTATGGGCAGGTAACACTTAATGCCGCAGATAGAATCCCTGCTCGTATTAAAAAGAAGACTCTTTTGGAAAGTCTCAAAGCAATTAAGAATCCTTCCCTTTATCAAGAAGAAATTGGATACTATGGTGATTTTGTAATTGACCATAAAGGTCGCAAGATACTAAAGGTGCTATAATGACAGACGATATTTTTGACTTCGGATTTACCGCAGTCTCAGAAGAAGAATTAGAAGTTGTCCAGAAGACTGCTGCAAGCGCAGAAGAAGCTGCTGCTACAGCAACGTCTTATGAAGACAAGCTAAACAGACTCTACAATGCCATCCTACCTCTCCTGTCTAATCTCAAGAAAAATCCTGAGAAAGACTACATCTATTGGCCTAATCGGACAGATAAGGTTGAACAATTTGAGGAGCTAATTGCTAGTATTATAAAATGAAAATTGCCATCTTGAATGACACCCATATGGGTATTCGTAATGCTTCTGATATCTTTCTAGATAATGCAGCAAAATTTTATGATGAAACATTCTTTCCATATCTGAAAGAACATAATATTAAACAGATTGTGCATCTTGGTGATTATTATGACAATCGAAAGGCTATCAATGTCAAGTCTCTTTACCACAATAGAAAGCACTTTCTTGAGCCTTTACGACAACTCGGTATTAGTATGGATATCATCCCTGGTAATCATGATACTTATTTTAAAAATACCAATAATCCAAACTCTCTCAAGGAGCTCCTCGGCTTCTTTGTCAACGAAGTTGCAATTATTGAAAAACCGACTGTCATCAAATACGGATCAATGAACATGGCTTTGCTGCCATGGATTTGTGCAGATAATGAGCAAGAGTCATTAGACTTTATTAAGAACTGTGATGCACAAATGCTTGGTGGTCACTTAGAGCTTAACGGTTTTGAGATGCAAAGTGGTATCATGAGTGATCATGGTATGAGCGCAAAGGAATTTAGTCGTTTCAAAGCTGTGTTCTCTGGTCACTATCATACAAAGTCTTCAAAGGGTAATGTACATTACTTAGGCTCTCAGATGGAGTTTTTCTGGTCTGACTGTGATGATAAGAAGTATTTTCATGTTCTTGACACAGAGACACATGAGCTAACACCTGTTCGAAATCCACATACACTTTTTAAGAAAGTTATGTATGATGATACTATGGATGTTGTAGATGAGAATGTTACAGGTAAGTTCGTCAAAGTGATTGTGAAAAATAAAACTAATCCTGAGTTGTTTGAAAAGTTCTTGGACAAGTTACAAGAGCAAGAGACTCATGATTTGAAGATCGCAGAAAATTTTAGTGATGTTCTACCTCTTAATGAAAAAGTTGAAATTTCGGTTGACGATACACAGGTTTTGTTAGATGATTATATTGACGCAACAGAAACTGATTTGGATAAAAGCTATCTGAAGCGCCGCATGAAAGATATATACATGGAGGCACAAAGCCTAGAGGTTTTATAATGATTATTTTCAAGAAGGTTCGATGGAAAAATTTTCTATCAACTGGAAATTTTTATAATGAGATTGATCTAAATGATAATAAAAATACTCTGATCGTTGGTACAAACGGCTCAGGTAAGTCTACTATGCTAGATGCACTCTCATTTGGACTATTTGGTAAACCATATCGGAACATCAATAAGCCACAGCTGGTAAACACAGTTAATAGTAAAGACTGTGTAGTTGAGGTAGAGTTCTCTATTGGGCCAAGTGACTACAAAGTTATCCGAGGCATTAAGCCAAACATCTTTAAGATTTTTAAAAATGATGAAGTTATCAATGAGAGTAGCCACTCAAAAGAGTTTCAGAAAATTCTTGAGCAAAATATTCTCAAACTGAATCACAAATCTTTTAATCAGATTGTTGTGCTGGGCTCATCTTCATTTATTCCTTTTATGCAGTTGACTACAGGTCAGCGCAGAGAAGTTATTGAAGATTTGCTTGATATTAATGTATTCTCAAAAATGAATAGTATTATTAAAGATCATGTCAGCAAAACTAAAAGTGATATTCTAGATAAAGAATATGAAATTTCTATTATCAAGAATAAGATTGATGTTCAGCGAAAGTATATTCATGATATCAAAAGCCTTAATGATGAGAAGCTGCGTGAAAAGCAAGATGAGATTGAAGAGCAACGCAGACTGATTAAATCAACTCAAGAGAAATCTGAAGAGCTTCAGAAAGAACTTGAAGAGAAATATACAAACATTGAAAAAGAATTGGCAGCTTCTGAAGAGTCTTTTCAGAACTATCGTATGCAGAAGTCTGCGTTTAAACAGGAGTTAGTTGGCCTTGTTGAACAAAGCAAGTTCTTTCAGGAAAATGACGTTTGCCCGACTTGTACCCAAGAGATTGATGCGACTATTAAAGAACAGAAAACTCAAGAGGTCACAGAGAAAGCGAAGAAAATCAAGGCGTCGTTTCAGGAAGTAAGCACACAGATGGATGATGTTAAGACTGTAATTGAAAAGCAAAAAGAAAGCGTTCAAGAAAGTCAGTCATTGTCTAGAAAAATCTATAGCTATAATGTCGCAGTTAATTCTGCTAATGATTTTATTACAAGACTACAGGCAGAAATTTCTGACACATCAACTGGCAGTAATAATCTCACAAAGGCGACTAATGATCTTTCAGATTTTATTGATCAGAAAGATGCGCTAGTCACTGAGAAGATTGAATTGGATTCTGAATATTCATACAATCGCACCATGCTAGAGATGTTAAAAGATACTGGTATTAAGACCAAGATTATCAAGCAGTATGTTCCTGTGATGAATAATTACATTAATAGCTATTTACAAACACTGGACTTTTTTGTACACTTTGAACTTACAGAGTCGTTCCAAGAGGTGATTAGGTCTAGACATAGAGACAGCTTCTCATATGACAGTTTCTCAGAAGGTGAAAAGCAACGCATTGACCTTGCGCTACTGTTTACCTGGCGTAAGATTGCTCATATGAAAAATTCTGTAGCAACTAATTTGCTTATTTTGGATGAGACTTTTGATTCATCACTTGACAATGATGGTATTGAAAATCTATTCAAGATCATCTATTCTCTCGGTGAAGAGTCTAATGTATTTGTAATTTCACACAAGGGTGAGATTCTAGACAATAGGTTCAATCACAAGATTGAATTTTATAAAGACAAAAACTTTTCTCGTATGAAGTAACACTTGACAAAGGCTATATAATGAAATATAATGAAGATCAAATTCTAAAAGATTTGCATGAGTATATTGATGCAACGTATGGCGCACACTATTCTCAGAAGAAGATACAAGCCACAGAATTTATCATTGATGCTGGGCATGGCATGGGTTTCTGTTTAGGAAACGTGCTTAAATATGCACAGCGATATGGTAAGAAAAACGGTCGCAATCGTGACGACTTGATGAAAATTGCACACTATGCTATTATGGCTATTCATGTGCATGATTTAGATGAGGAAGAATTTAGTAATGCAGAATGAAACAATGGAAGTTATCCGTAACTTTGGAACTATTAATCAAAACCTTGTCTTCAAACAAGGCAACGTTTTGCGCACCGTAGCAGATGCTAAGAATGTTCTTGCAAAAGCTGTTCTTGATGAAGAGTTTCCACAGGACTTTGGCATCTATGATGTCGGTGAATTTATGAATGTCTTTAATCTGATTGAAGATGGTACTGTGACTTATGAAGACAAGCATATGCATATTGCCAATGGTAAAGCTTCAATCAATTACTTTTATTCTGATATTGAAATGTTGACAAATCCACCAGCAAAAGATTTGGATATGCCTGATGCAGAAGTCACATTTGCTCTATCACAAGAAATTCTAAGCCAGCTTCGCAAAGCTGCTTCTGCTCTTGGTCACAAGAGTATTAACATCAAAGAAAGTGATGATGGCTTAGTCGCACTGTCAATTGCGGACACTCAAAACAGCACCTCAAATGATTTCACTCTTTTTGTTGAAGGCTCGTTTAATCAGACAGGTAATGCTGTTCCTTTGAGTGTTAATATTGACAACCTGAAACTGCTGCCCGGTGATTATCAGGTAGAAGTTTCTTCTAAACTGATCAGTAAGTTTACTCATACCGATAAGAATTTGACTTATTGGATTGCTCTAGAGAAAAAGTAAAAGGAAAATATAATGAATGACGCCCAATATCTAGAACTTGCGGCTAAAGTATCCCGCTCATCTATTGCTATTATTGATGCAATTAGTCAGCGTGGTGCTTTTAAAGGCGAAGAACTGTCTACTGTAGGCCAACTCCGTGACCAGTGTGTCCAGCTTGTCCAGCAGGTAGAAGAACGCCAACAGGAAATGGACGATGAAGAGGATGATGAATAATGTCTGATGGTAACTATGTAGAGTACACTTTGCAGCGAATCGAATATGAAGATCATGATCGTGTCCGAGAAAATGTCCACATGTTTCGGTCTGAAGATGATCTAGTGGAAGTGCTTGAGAACACCGCATACTTCCTTCAAGGCTGCTCTTTCACATATGTTAAAGGCCTGACTGCTGAAAAAGAAAGCACTTAATTATGGAATGGGGTCTTGCACCCCATTTCTTTTTTCTATACAATGATTTCCTAACTCTAGTAAGGAATAATGATGAGTGATTTTCTCTGGGTCGAGCGTTACCGACCTCAAACTATTGATACCTGTATTCTCCCACAATCTCTGAAAGATACCTTTAATCAGATTGTGCAGACAGGTGAAATTCCTAATATGCTATTCACAGGCACTGCTGGTCTTGGCAAGACTACAGTAGCTAAAGCATTGTGCAATGAACTGAACCTTGATTGGATTTTGATTAACGGCTCAGAAGAGGGTAACATTGATACACTGCGAAATAA